TTTAATTATCTAGGCTCGAACTCAGCTAAGTCAAAACCATCCAACGTGTCTTCATTTGACTCAAAATTTACAGGAGGTAAGTCTTTCTTACGCTGCTCTATAAGCTTTGATTGCTGTGTGTTTTGTTTACTTATTCTGTCGTCCTTTGCTTTCTCTTTTGCTTCCTCTCTTTTAGAAAGGTTGTCTGTCTCAACTCCTTTTAAGCTCATCTGTAGCTCAAACTCTAACTGCATTAACTCCGACTTTATCGAAGCCTCTCCTCTCATTCTTTCTATGTCGAAACCTGCTTTTGCTTGTGCTACCTGCATTTCTGCTTGTGCCTCTAACTGAACCTTCTGAGCCGCCATTTGACCAGCCAATTGTTGAGACTGAATCTGTCCTTGTTGTTGAGCTGCCATCTTTTGCATCTCATACTTCTGACGTTCCTTCTCTCTTCTTTTCTTCTTAACCTTCAGCAACTGATTAGCCAACTTAACGCTTCTAATCTCTCTAATGTCAATGGCATCATCCAAGTCAATAGATTGCTTAGATAGCGCTACCTGAATGTTTTGTTCTAGTTGTTGTTTCTGTTCCTCATCTGGAGCAAGCTCTATAAATATACCAAAGTCATGTATGTGTAAGTCCTTAATATCATCAAGAAGACCAACATTGTACTTACCAATCTGCATCACAAACTCTTCCTTGTATGACGAGTACTCTAATGCATCTGATATTCTACAAGATAAAGCTGTTGCTAAATCTCTAGATATATCCATAAGACCTTCCATTACGTGCCTTGTAGCTGTGTTGCTGTTTAGTGCTGCTAGTTTCTGTAAACCAACCAACGAGTTAGGGTCTGGCATTGAACCGTCTCTAGCCTCATTAAGTCCCGTAACATCCCTTAGCATCTGTAGGTAGTGATTATAACTGCCAATAAGACTTGATATCTTTCCTTGACTACCACTCTTAGCAAGTTCCTGGATAGGAATCCTTGCATTGTTAAACTCACCGTCTTGGGTGAAGCTTCTACCTATTACAGAACCTGTTTGGAAGTAAAGCTTTAAAGCATCCTCAGGGTTGTAAGCTGATCCATTACCTAGATCTACTTCACTTAATCCGTCTGCATCTATGAATACACCGTCCGGCACAACCTTCTGTATTACTTGCTGTAATTTTAAGTGTGTCATCTGTATAAGGTCAGCAAATGGAATCATTCTTCTTAGAATAGACTCTATAGACCCCTTGTACATTCTAGGTGCACATGCAACATAGTTTGATACTGCATTCTGAGATGCTGACTTAGGTCTAACCATGTTCTCTGACATGTTCCATTTAAGAACGATATTGGTTCCCATAACCATAACACCCTCGTACCAAACATCAATAACCTTCTCTATCCTTTCGAATCCTCTCTCCTCCATCATCTCTTGTGGTGGATTAAAGGTGTCTTCCTTGGATATTACTTTTTCTCCTTTTTTCTTGTAAACAAATTTCTTTGTTGTCTTGTAGTTGAAGTACAATAAAGTTACACTATCTCCACTGAAAACAGAGGTATCGTAGTACTGACTATTTCTGTAAGAATTTGTCCAGTCTTTATTTATTTCTCCTATCTCTTTTAACTCCTCTGTTGTTACTGTTGGATCAATCTTTAAAACCTCTCCAATAGGAACCGTCTTAACCTCTCCCCAATAATAACAGTCTTTAAAGTTAGGGTCTTCTGTATAACTGTAAACAACATTTGCTGGGTCTACATACTTAGTAACAACCCCATCACCAGGAACAAACTCATGCTTTGCCATTCCTACACCAAGTGTTGTAAGGTCATAAAGCATTCTCTTCCTAGTGTCCTCATATCTGTTCTCAGCAAGAACTGTATTTATAGCAGCCTCTTCAGCTAGCTCTATAGATGCCTTGTAATTAAGCTGCATATGCAACTCTAGTTCATCATCTGTTTCCGGTAAATCTTCAGGATTAGTATTGAATGCGTCAACACCAAAGTCATCCTTGATTTTCATTAATACGTCCTTAGAGACCATATCAGCCTCTATTGAATCTTGGTATTGATTACGTTTCTCAGCAGACATTGAATCTTGAGCATACGCTTTTATATCAAACATCCTGTCTGACATTCCGTTAACTACTATATCTATAAATTTAGGTATAATAGGTACTGGAGTCCAGTCTAAGTTCATGTAAGATAAGTCCCCATCAACAGCTATCTCGTTCTTATACTTAGATACAGATTGCTCTGCTCTAGCATACAAACGTAGCTTATGGAACGAATCCCACTGATTAAAAAACTTAGAACTACCACCATCCCTTTTAAACCATTCGTGTTGAATAGATTGACCAATTTTTAACCCAAACTCTTTTGTATTTTTCTGAGATTCGGGTACAAACTGACTAGGAAATGTAGATGGATTTATAGCTTTCTTTATTTCTCTCATTTGATTATTTCGCTAAACCTTCCTTTGTTATTATATCTTGCAAAGTTAAGACTAATTTTAGACTCTTTTTTAACTGTTTGATATAGGTGTTTTTGTATAGCCATAATAGCTAATCCCGAACTTATGGATGCATCAAACTTTGTTCTATTATTTATATCGAAACGTGCCCAGTCATTTAATGTTTTTGAGAACATCATTGAGCCCATTTCATCGGGTGACCTATACACCCCTTCTGTATCAATACCAACATGCTTTTCTATGTATGTTTCTATAGCTGCTGCGTGTGCTTGCTTAACCGCCTCAGATGAGTTTGGTATACCTCCCAACTCCCTTTCTGTTCCTGACAACTTACTTGCAGGTTTATCAGGTCTGTTCATTGAGTACCTCCTGTACCCCCTGTTCTTGAAGTGATACAGTAGTCTAGGTTTATTGTTCTCCGCTAGTATAGGCATACCATAAAATATGCAAGCCATTAGCACGTCCTCGAAGAATATCTCAGCAGTTTGTGGTCTAGCTACATACTCTAAGAAGAACTCATTTGAAGGCGCATCCTCCATATGAAACTTAGTAATACCATGCAGGGCTCCGTTAGAACCTCCACCACCTACCGTTCCAGATATATCATAACTATCACATCCAAATGCACCAATATGTTCATTCCCTGGAAACTTTTGTCCGTTCCTCATGTCAACCCTGTTTTGTAGTTTGCTGTTAGGTATCCATGATACCAAGAACCTACCCCTGTCGTTCGGTGTCCATATAACCTCTGAATCTACCTTACCATCTCTCCAGTGGAAAGAACCCTTTGTTAACACCCTGTCTTTTATGAGGTTGTCATTGTAATCCATCTGTTGATAAATCTTAGTGAGGTTGAATATAGATGCCTTGCTTTCATCCCTGAATGCATGTGATTCTGTCCTAGGAAACTGCCTATAAAATTCATTTAAGGCATCAGGATCGTTTTTAAGAGACTTTACTTCATTCTCCCAGTAATCAACAGCTCCTTGTTTTATTTGTTCGTTACTAACGCTTAAAATAGGTTTATCAGGATTGTCAAAGACCGGCATACCGTATCTATCTATAAACCCCTCCATGTTCCACTCCATTGGAATGAATATGTTATACATACCACTTTTTGTTTGTCCGTTTGAGTTCCTGTCCTTAGGATCAGAATCATAGTACAGGCTCTTGAAGTTATTACCACCCTTCTCTAATGCGTTAGACGTTGAGCCCATTAAGCACTTACCAATAATCCTGCTACCCAGCCTTAGACAGGTCTTTGTTACACGCCAGTTGTTCAGTATGTTGTTTGGTTTAATCCACTTCCCTGATTCATCATGAACTAGTAGTAATAGTTTCTCCCCATCGTAACTGTTATCGTCAGTATTCTTCCAGTCAATTGTTGTATCTAGACCCGCAATCTCATCATCATCGGAGTCATACATGTTCTTCTTAGTAATCTTAGATGCCGGAACCCTGTACGCTAACTCTGTCTTTGGTTTATCCATACCATCCTGAACTGGCTTAAAGAAGAATGGGTAGTTGCTAGATATAGGGACCACCTTGTCTGTGAACATCTTCTTTGCATCAGAACCTGTTTTAGATAACATACCTACCCTTGCATCCTTAGCTAACGTAGCTGTGTTTACACACTCTGCTGAAGACATAAATGAGAATCCAGAACGTCTTATCTTTAGATAAACCATTCCAAAACATCTGTTGTCTGCTTTGCACGCCTCCCAGTACAAGAAGAATATTCTGTTAGCTTCCCTGAAGTCAGGGTGACCAACATCAATCTTAGTCCACTGTAGGTACATATAATGTGTCCCTGTTATGTATGTAGGTGTTCCGTTATTGTAGAACCAATAACCATCATCCCTTTTATCAAACTCATGCTCTATGTAGTCAACCCATCTCGACTTAAAGTCTTTCGGAGCCTCGTTCCATTGAAAAATGGATTTAATTTTTTGTAGTTGTTTGGGGTACTCGTGTACCTCCCAATATTGTTCAGACTTCTTAGAGCTTCTTTTGTATACCTTTTCAGGAGCTAATGGCAAACCTATGTTTATTCCATTAATGTTTATGACCTCGCCTACCGTACCATTCTTAGATATAACGACAACATCATACTTCTCATCATAACCATACTTAAACGTCTTGGCCTTGTTCTTGACCTTCAGCGCTTGGTTGGGTATGACAGAAACCCTCTTGTATAAATCTCTATTTTGCTCTTCGTTCTGCAAAGCTGTTCATGTCTTTTGTGTTAGAACCTTCCTCCTCTATCAAAGACCTCTCTGACTCTATCCTAGATAGTATTTCAAAGGCATCAAATATAGCTAACTTCTTAGAGGCAGCAGCATTCTTTAGCCTATCGGCAGCAATCTCTGGAGACAAATCATCAAGGTTCTTCTTGATTATATCCTCCTTAGCAACCTTAATAAGTTCCTTCACAGCCTTCTCAGCTGCCCTTATAATCTCTATCTTTATTTCCTTTGAGTTCATTAAAGTTTCATTGTTATCATCTTAGTAAAAACCCTGTAAAGCTTCTCACCATCAATGTCAAATTCGTATTCACTGTCTGGCTTAAACGAGACTAGGTCTCCATTATTGACACCCATACTAAGTAGCTTATTGTTTGTGTACCTGACAGTTCCAACTAACGGTTGTTCTGTTCCACTGTAGTCTAGGTAGTAATCCTCCTTAGGTATTGGCTTGACAAAACAAAACTCATCCTTTGCCATCCACTCACCATTGTGTTTATATAAAAAATACTGGTAGTCATCCACTAAAAATAAGTCGTCCTTGAAGTAGCTCTTTCCACTTCTCTGCTTACCCTTCATGTCATAGAAGTACTTAAAAACATTGTGGTGTACAATCAACGTATCACCTGGCATTATATCGCCATCATAATGAATAGGTGTAGCAACAACCTCAGCGTACCTGTTAGATACAGTGTGGTCCTCTTGAGAGGAACTCGTTATAAAGTCTACGTCACCTATCTTCTTGATATTGTCGTAACGTCTACCATCCTTTGGCTTCACTATAAAGTTAAATGGTGACCTCATACTAAAAGTTTATGTTGTACTCAATCGATATAGGCATGTTCTCATTAAACTCCTTCCATAAGAGTATCTCTCCATCTCCTTGAATCCATATCTTATAAGAGTTACTATCAACAACCTTCTGAATGAGGTATATGATGTATGCTCCGTTAAGTACGGACTGGTTATGGACATAATGCATAGAGCCCGACTTATAATCAGGCCCTATGGATATTTTTCTTATTTCCAAAATCTAAGCTTTTTCTTCCACCTCAGAGATTTCTCCATCAGAGATATTGATACTAACCTGACCATACTCCTCTTCTAGGGTTTTCTGAAACTCAGATAACTCTCCCTGAACTTGAGATGCTTGGTGTAAGAATTCATGTCTTTGTAACTCAATGTTACCTAGCTCCATTTTTGCATTGTTGATCTTACCAACCAACTCTTGCAACTGCTTTAATTGTTCTTCTGTAATCTTGCTCATAATATTAAATTTAATTTATACTAGCAAATATACAAAAAATTATTCTTCCACAGCTGGATCGTCCGCTACAGTCAATGTAACTGATGTTGGAGTAACCAATGCGTCTAAGCTAGACTGAATGCTTGCCTTCAAAGAAGCTACATCATCTGCGCCCATTGCGTCTTCAACCCATCCTACCACATCGCTGTGTACCACTGAATCAAAGCTTGTAAATCCAGATAAGTCATCTGTTGACAAGGACTGCGTCCCTATGTTTGTACT